AGGTGGGTCACACGACATTACCAACTGGCAGCCGCTATGCGTGGAGTGTAACGTCGGCAAACGAAGAGCGTGTGCGGATTGCGAACTTGAATGCCAGGAATGCTCATGGGCGTTCCCAGAACGAGTTGGGCGGCGGCTGCTGGTACAGGTTTCTCGCGATGTAGAGGTGGCGCTGAAGCAATACTCCATCGACACGGGCAAAAGTCTGGGTCTCTGCGTTGCGGAAGCGGTAGCCGAGTACGTCACTGACAAAAAGAAGTAATTCGCCCCATCGGTCATCAGTTTCGCCCAGATTCTCACTAGGTATTCTGTTGTTCCGCCCTCTCCATCATCTCCAGTAATGGAAGACCGGTCAGTCCCCGGTCAGGATTCACCGACTTCCCATTTTCGGACAAAGCATTGAGAATGGCCTTTCCAACAGCCGTTGCGACCGGTGGTGGAAATGCGTTGCCGACTTGCCTATATGCAGCGGTCTTCTTGCCAGAGAACTCCCATGCATCGGGGAAGCCTTGAACACGGGCAACCATCTTAACCGTGAGTTTCGGAGTACCTTCCTTTGGAAAATCAGGACCGGGCGGGTCGTACGCTATCCCCAAGCCATCGACTCCAAGTTCGAGCCACTGCCTTTTGGCCCGAGTTGGACCCAAGTCTGGCCCACCGTGTTTCTTTGATCCTCCAACAACAGTGGGTGCAATATCCGCTGCTCTCTTCGCCCAATTGTCGGCCCCAGCCCAGCCGCCAGACGACATCAGATCCTTCAGCGTCGCACCGACGGTTGGCGGACTGCCGATGGGCTCAGGCCACTCGAAACGGTCTGCAATTTCCTTGCGAAGTGCAACTAGAATAAATCTAGGACGAAGTTGCGGGACACCGAAATCGCTGGCGTTGAGAAGGCGCCAGTCCGCGCGGTATCCCATTCGACCTAGTTTTTGAATGATTCCCGCTCGATAATCTGCAAATTTCGGTGATGCAAGCCCCCGCACGTTTTCGAGCAACACTGCACGTGGCTTGGTCTCTCTGACAAGACGCAGAGCCTCCGGGAAAAGATCCCTTTCGTCATCGGCTCCGAGCTGTTTCCCAGCAATGGAAAACGGCGGACAGGGAACACCTCCCGCCAATAGATCAATTCCCCGGTATGGCTTTCCGTCGAACTCTTTCAGGTCTCCTTCAACTACATTCCATGAGGGTCGATTCTGACGCAGCGTTGCACACGCTGCAGAGTCGATCTCAACTACGGCAGCATGGTCGAATCCCGCGAGTTCGAGACCCAGGGCTTGTCCGCCGCCACCGGCGCATATCTCCATTGCTACCGGTCTTTTCACTTGTGACCTCCCGTTCCTGCGACCCGAGCTTTCTCTTTTTCGTTTTTTATCCATTCGGAAACGTCATTTGCCATGAATCGCCATGTACCAGCGACCTTGAACCCTGGAAGCATGCCCTTGCATGCCAAGCGATACACTGTCCGCTCATTGACCTTGAGTAGATCAGCAACTTCATGGACAGTAAGTGCCTTGTCCTGGCTGTGAGCAATCGGTTCCATGTCTCGTGAGTACAACAGAGTACAAGAGAGTGCAAGCCAAAACTGGGCAGGTGTTCAGGTGTTTATCCCACAATTTTCGCCCACCGCCGCCGCTGCTCCTCCCACTCCATCGCCCACGACACCTCCCGGAGCGCCCGCTCGCTGGTGGGCTCCAGCCCATCGACCGCTTCGAGCGCGAGGACCTGCTCCTGGATGTCGGGGGCCAACAGCGTCAGGTTCAGGAGCTGGGTGACCCGGGCGCGGGTGAGCCCGTACTGGCGGGCGAGCGTGGCGCGGTCCTGGATCTCGCCGCTGTCGATGGCCCGCTGGAGGCGGTGCGCCAGGGCCAGCGTCCGGGCGACCCGGGCCGGGCGGCGCACTGTTTCGGGCTCCGGTGGCGGCGGCTCCTGGCTGAAGACCACGTCCGCGCCCTTGCGCGCCGTACTCTCGATGTGCCGGGTCGTCTCTGGAGTGCCGAAGATGGACAGACAACCCTTTGGGACCTTCGCACACGAGCCCGCACACAGGACAGGCCACTGGGTTTTTCTTTTTGGACAGACAACCTTCGCAAACGATGGTGGCGCGTTTGGCGAGCGACATGAGCGTGGTTTCGAACTCCACACCACACTCTGAGCAACTAACACGCGTCTTCTTCAACTTCCGAGGCCCCGTGACGCCGACGGTGTTGGTCTTCTGCAAACGTCTGGCGCGCTCGAGCGTCGCCGGCTCTCCGAACTCCTCCCTCCACCAGCGTCGAAGGACGGTGGAGTGAACCCCCACCTCCTTGGCCACCTTCTTCAGGGGAATGGTGCTGTGGAACTGCGAGAGGCCCTTCTCGCGCGCTCGCGCCAAGTCGTCGCCTTTCAAACGGCTCCTGCTCCGAGCCCTGCCTCGGGCTGCATTCCCCCGAGATCTGACAGCCTCGTCGCCGAACACGTCGCCCCAGAAACGACGGAGGCGGTCCCGACCCACTCCCAAGGTCTTGGCCGCTTCGCTCAAAGTCAGAGGCCCGGAGAAAAGTCTCCGGGCCTCTGCATTCTGGGTCTCATCCATGCACCCAGCCTACCGGAAGCCGGTCCACAAATCAACCTAGAAAAGAAAGGGGTAAAGACCTGCGAACCCCACCCCTTTTTCTTGGTTATCCGCCCAAATTCGAGCGCAGATTGAAAGTGATGACGATATACAAAAGCGGGAAAACGGGCTGATAGAAAGCCTCGACTTCGACGATGGTCGGGTCGTTGGTCGTCCGTGCCTGAATCCCAGTGAACGCCGTGATGATCTCGGCGTTCTTGAGCGCCTTCATCGTGGTCGAGAGCTGACCCTCGATCTGACTGAGCACACCCGGGAGGAACTTGATGCCGATGAAGCGATCAAGGTCTCGTCGAGCTGCCCGCTGCACCTCGTCCGCGATGGTGATCACGGTCGGGAGCTTGGTCAGAATGTTGCTCATGTCCGTGGTGAGGCCCTGACGGACCCGGATCACGGTGCCACGCTGATCAAGGACGGTGACGCCCTGAACCGCAACCTGGTTCTGCTCGACAGCGTCCAGCGTCCGTGCGAGCTGGTCGAACCCGACGATGCGTGCCCGCGTCCACGGGGTTGCCACGTCAATGTTCGGGCTCGCCCGGTTACCGGTCATGGCCGCAGCCAAGAAGGTGCCATCGAGCAGGAACTGCTTGTCATTGCCGAGGGCGTCCTGGACGGTGAGCGTCACGATGTCCGGGTAGACCAGACGGATGCGGGTGCTCTGGATCTGCTGAGCGATGCCTCCCACGTCAGTGGGTTGCGTGCCCGAAGCCACTCCGATGATGCCCGTACGCTCCGCTCGGAAGCGGATGCTGGACTGGATGTCGCAGTGGTTCTTGAGGGACAAGAACAGGTCCACATCATCACCCTTGAGCGGGGTGATGGTGTCGAGAACCGCACCACCAGGCAGAGGGCCACGCAAGTCGTTGAGCGCGTCGATGAAAGTCGGCGTGCTGGCCTGGTTGCTGCCCGGGATCTTCGGCACCTGCTTGATGCCGAGGACCACAGCTCCGTTCAAGAACCCGAGGAACGCCGCGAGAGACACCGGGTTATCCGGGCTGATCTCACCGTAGTTCCGCTCCACCGCCCGCTGGTTGGTGAAGAGCTGGGTCTCGAAGTCGGCCTCCGTCTTGGAGTAGTTGTAGGTGACGAAGTAGCTGTCACCCACCGCCGGCTCCTGACCGCCACGGTCGAAGGTCTCGACGATGGCCGTATCGCCCGTCGGGATGGTCGAACCTTCGGTGTTCGCCACCGTGAGCTCGAGGCCAGGAAGCGAGTTGACCGGGACGTTGGCGTCCGTGGTCACCAAGCGCCGTACCTCGAAGGTGAAGAACGCCCCCGGTCCGATCGGGTAGTCTGCACCACCCTCACGCGGGAGGATGGTGAAGACAAGCCCCGTGACCGTGTCACGGTAGCTCTGACCGATGACGCCGTCCTGACCCGTGCCGTTGTTGAGGCACGAGGTGTTGGCCGAACCGGAACCGTCGATGGGATCGGAGCTCGTGACGTAGAAGCCCTGGAACCCATTTTCGCCCGAAGCACCGTCGCCCGACTGGACCCGAAGGCCAGTACCGGTACGGAGCCAGGAGTCGGTCGTCGCGTCCAGGAACACGATGTTCGAGGAAGCGCCCAGACCCACGATGTTGTTGGCCTGCGACTGGATGAACAGGAACTCCGCGTTGCTGGAGTCCACTTCCTTGGCCGCCAGAGCCTGAGCCGCGAACCAGTTCGCGTCGGGGCTCTGGTAATCGAGCAGCACACCATTGATGGTCGTGCTGTGGTGCATCATCAGCGCCGAAGCCACCTTCTCGACCTGCACCGAGTCACGGGTAGCCGTGGCGCCCTCGGAGAACCCGAGCACGTCGTTGGCGTTGCCGTTGTCGATGGTCACAGCCGAGTTGGTATCCACCAGTTGCGAGACGAGTCGCATACCGGCACCTTCGGGGGCGACCGTCATGGGCGAGAGACCCGCACCCACAACCGCCGTCTGAATCTGGCTGAGGATGGTGTTCGGCGTACCGAGCGGCCCAAGCGGAACCGTAGCGGTACCCGCCGTCGGGATGGCGAACCCAGAAGCGTCCGTGAACACGACGGTGACGGGAGTGCCATCAACGTTGAACTTGAACACGTTGTTCTGGGGGTTGACCCCGTTCGGTCCGAAGAACTGGACCTGGGGCTGACCGTCTCGAGCGTCGCCGAAGGTACCCGAGGGCACCTGACCATCCGCGAACCCGACTTCGCCGTAGAGCGTCGCCGGCTGAATCACAGCACCGATGCCCGCCTCGCCGAAGGCACGGGAAGCCAGTCCCGTCTCGTCGTTGGCGTTGGTTCCCTGTATGACCAGGTTGGTCTGAGCAACCTGGCTTTCCGGACGAATGGAACCGGACCCCGGAGTGACGCGGTTGCGCATGATGATGCGGTCGTAGATCAGACGACCACTCACACCCGCTGCCGTGAAGCGGCGAGCCACATCACCATCGACGATCTTGGTCTGCTCCTGGCTCGGGAGCGAATCCGTAGACAGACCGGCCAGAACCGCGAAGTCCACAGCCAAAGACGCGCCATCGAGGAACTCGAACACACCGCCGCCGAGCCCGGAGCCACCCGTGAGAGTCGCCGCCGACACCGGGAGACGGACCATGTCGCTCGAGGAGAGCGTGATGAAGTTCCCCTGCGGGCCTGGGACCGCCGCCGTGAGGTCCACAGTGGAGGAAGTGCCGGAGCTGTTGTCGGCCGTGACGAGCGTGTCCAGACCGTTGAGTGGATCGGTGATGGCCGTAACGATGGTCGTCGCCACACCCACGTCGGTGAGACCACCACCAAACACACCACCCGAGAGCGGGAGACGCACCGGAGTCGAGCTCGCCAAAGTGATGCCGTTGCCAGCCACACCCGGAACGTTGGCCCACACGGTCACCGTGGTGCTCGTGCCGCCCTCATTGTCCGCCGAGATATCAGCCGCAAGACCGTTACCCAGGTCGTTGATCGCCGCCGCGATGGAAGCAGCCACCGTGAAATCGGTGCCCACACCACCCTGGAGAGTGACCGCCGACATGAGGAGACGGCTTGCATCCGAGCTCGTCGTGTCGATGATGTTGCCCGCGTTGCCGGGGGTGACAGCGGTCATGGTGACCACATTGCCCACCGCCATCGCACTCACCGTGGCACTGATGCCGTTACCAGCATCGTTGATGGCTGCCGCGATGGAAGCCGCCACAGTGGTGTCGTCACCAACACCGCCGAGGAGACTCGCGCCCGAGAGCATGATGCGAACACCACCCGTGCTCTCGAAGAGCAGGATGCCATCACCTACCAGGCCCGGCGTAAACGAATCGAGAGTGACCACCGCCGACGTACCGCCCACGTTATCAGCCACAATGTCGGTCAGGCCGTTCGCAGGATCGGTGATGGCCGCCACCAGGCTTGTCGCCGCCGAGATGTCGTCGCCGAGACCACCGGTGAAGGACCCCCCCGAAAGGACGAAACGACCCGCTGCCGTAGTACTCAGAGCGATGAGGTTGCCCGCAGCGCCCGGAGTCACAGCCGTGAGATTCACGTTGCTGCCCACCGCAACAGCGGTTGCGGTAGCGGTGAAAGAGTTCAACGCATCGTTGATGGCAGCCGCAGCGTCCGTCGCAGCGGTGTTGTTGTCACCAACACCACCAGCAAGGAAGCCACCACCGAAGGTGAGTCGAGCAGGCGTGGTCGAAACCGTGCTGATCGAGTCGCCCGCCACACCCGGAGCCAACGCCTGGATGTTGACGGTAGCCGAAGTGCCACCGGTGTTGTGAGCCTGGATGAGAGCATCCAAACCATTGAGCGGGTCAAGGATCGCCGCGACGATGGCCGTCGCAGTGGTGATCTCGTCGCCCACACCGCCGCCGAAGCCACCGGTCGTGGTGACCGTACCGTCGGAGCTACTGTTGACGACACCGTTGGAGAGCACACCCGGAACCGTCCAGATCAGGGTCACATCCGCCGGCCCAGGACCTGCCGCCGCGCTCATGAACGTGGCGAAGGAGTTGGACGGATCGTTGATCGCAGCAGCGATCTCACCCGCGATGGCAGCCGTGGTGCCGAGAGTCTCGTCGTAGTCGTTCGCACCCGGGGTACGAGGACCACCCGCCGGAGTCAGCGGGAAGGGGCCGCCGTTGAGACCACCCACGTCGATCGTGATCGTCGCGCTGGCCGGAGAAGCGGTCACGGTCAGCGTGTCCGTCGCCTGAGTACCAGCGTCGAAGTTGAGACCACCAGGTGTGGTCACGCTGTCCGCCACCAGAGGGATGCCGTTGATGGTGATCGTGTCACCGTACAAGACACCCGTGCTGGGACCGAGAGAATCGGCCACGACGGTCAGAGTTCCGACAGAGCGAGTACCCGCGTCGAAGTCATCGAAACCCGGAGTACGGGCACCTTCAACCGGAGTGAGGACCGAACCGCCGATGGTAACCGTGTCCGCCGGGGTGACGGGGAACGGCGCCATGGTGGCGGGTCGCACGCCCATGGTCATGAAGTCACCCGTGGCTGCGGTGCCGACGTTGAAGTCCAGACCACCAGGGGTGAGCGTGTTGCTGGCCGTCAGAGTGACGAGACCACCACCCACGACCGAAGCGTCGATGGTGATGGTGTCGCCGTACACGACGCTGGCGAGGGTAGCCGAACCGGTCGAACGGGTGCCTTCGTCGAAGTCCAGACCACCCGGGGACTGCATTCCCAAAGCGGTCAGAGTGATGCCGTCAACGGTAACCGTGTCGTTCGGGATCGGCCCGCTCACGGTGATGGTGCCGCTCGCCTGGACGCCCTCATTGAAGTTGAGGCCACCCGGAGTCTGAGCTCCGGCTGCGGTCAGGAGAACCGGGCCACCGCCCACTGCCGTGGTATCGATGGTGATGGTGTCACCAGGCTGAACGCCGGCAGCCATGATGGTGCCTCGAGCTTGGCCGGTGTCGTAGTCGAGACCGCCGGGAGTGACCCCAAGGGAACCGGTAAGCGTGATGCCTCCAATCTCGATGGTGTCTCCCAGAACCGAAGCCACGTTGGTGACGGTGCCGGTCGCGAAGGTACCGAGGTCAGTGTCGGCACCTGTGAAGGTGAACCGCATCTGACCGTCCGCGTTCGCCGTGCAGGTCACGTCCACACCATCGTAGGCTGCCGGGAGAGCAGCGATGGCGGTGTCGAGTGCGGAGTTCACCGCAGCAGCCAGCGCGTTCGGGGACACGTAGATACCCGGGGCGATGGTCGCCGTCACCGGGCCAGTGCTGCCGTTGGTGACGCCCGTGTAGTTGAACGTGAGGGTGTCGTACTCACCAGCCGTGATGGTCGTGGTTCCGAGGAACCGCGTCACGCCGTCGTAGTACGGGTTGTTGTCAGCGAGCTTGGACTCAGCGTTGATCGCCTCGACGTAGGCATCGGCGTTCACGCCCGTCTGTGCCGGGACGTTCACCGTGACCACCACGTTGTCCACCGTGAACGAGATGTTGTCGTTCAGACCGGCGAGAACATCGTAGGTCGTCTTGCCCGAGTCGTCGGTGTAGACAATCTCCTCACCAAGGAGCGAGGCGTTGAAACCGAGACCCGCGATGCCGTGTGGCGCCGAGAGATCGATGCCGGCCGCACCGCCCGCCAGCGGAGAGCTGTCGATGGTGAACCGAGCTCGGTCCGACTGACTTTCGACGAAGAAATACGGGCCCGAACCGGGAACCGTGAACTTGCCGATCGTCGAGTCCTTGTCGGAGAACTGAATGGTGACGGTTTCCTCGACGGGGCCTTGCGTGCCGCCCTCGAAGTGAACGTCGGGAGTGATCTCCGAGCCGCTCGGGAACTGGATCGTGACGCCGGTGAGCGCCGGACCCTTGCTACCGAACTTCGGCGTGTAGACCGGGTTCCCGTTGCTGTCGAACAGGAAGTAGGTACCGATGCCCGACGGTCCGCTGGTCTCAACCTGAACGGTGTACTCCTCATCGACGAGGATGTTGTACCAGAAGGTCGCCCAAACCTCGGCGCCCACGGGCACCGGCTGCTCGAGGGTGATCTCCGTACCCTGAACCTGCGTCACCGTCACCGGACCGCGCTGGAGGGCGTCTTGGATGCTGAAGCCCCAGTAGGCCCGAACCAGGTTCGGGTTGTTGGTCGGGAGATCGAGACGGTTGTTGCTGATGCTGAGGAAAGTCTGCTGACCCAGCGGGGTGTCACGACCGTTGCCCGTGGTGGGCTGAGCCGGCAACGTGAACTTGGTACGATCCTCAACAGGCGGGTTGACCGTGTCGTCGACCACCACATCGGTGGGCGCAAGGAACCATCGGTTGTCGATGAGCAGGCCGCTGATCTGCGTGGGACCGAACGCGGGAGCTCCGGGGCTCGTGACTCCGGGCGACACCAGGAAAGCGGAACCCCAGACGATCAGGTCGTCCTTGAGGATGAAGTCAGCACCCTCGATGAAATCGTTGTTGAGCGGAACGATGCCGCACCGCAAGACCTCGGTGACATTGATGTTCGCCAGGTAGTCGAACGTGTCTTGCCACGAGTTGAAGAAGTACTGGACAGTGACCTGCGATCCCACTTCGGGAGCGAAGGGCAGCGTCACAGCGTGGTTCTGGCCGTCCACCTCTGTGGGGATGACCTGCACCCCGTCCACGCGAACCGTCACCTTCGAAACGTCGGTGGTGGTGATACCGCCGTTGGTACCGTCCACGATGGGACCGTTGTAGGTGTAGAAAGTTCGGTTGCGGTTGGTGCTCTGACCCCGCGAGAAGCCCAAGACGACGTTGGCCGATCCGTCGCCGATGAGCAGATCACGGTCAGCAACCAAACGCACAGCGGTCTGGCCAAAGTTGTTCGTGAACTCCGAAGCGACGAGAGACGTGCCGGCTGCCGCGCCGTTGATCAACGAGACAACCGTGGCGGCAGTGACGCTCCCAGTCGGGAAGGTCGCGGTCACGACCTGTTGAGTCGCCTGCGACTGGTCGAAATCCACCGTGACGGTGAGCTCGTTGGTGTCGGCGGTGAACTCGTACTGGTTGCCGAGCGCGCCATCCAGGACGGCGCTCGAGGGCGTCGCCTGGTTCGAGACATCGTCGGTGATCTGGGAGTCGGTCCGCTTGAAGAAGTACGTGATCCGCACATCGTCACCGAGCTCGGGAGCGGTGCTGATCTCGATGACGCCGATGTCGGCGCGCGCGACGCTGAGCACCACATCGGCACGCCCGTTGATCGTCACGAAGATCGAGCTCGGGTCGGTGGCGATGGTGCCGCTGCCATCACCGTTGGTGATGGGGAAGTTGCGCACCTGGATCCGACGACGCTCGCCATTGAAGTCACCGAGGGTGACCTGGCCAGTGTCGGAGATCGAGACTACCGCGCGACCAGTCTCGTCCTCCTGTGGAACCTGCTGGTCCACGGAGCTCGAGGAGCCACGGATGACTTCGAGGTCTTGTTGCTGGAGAAGCTCGTTACCGGTCCCGATGAAGACAGGAATCCGGACACCAGCAAGTACAGCGGAAACCGGGCTCTCGAAAAGCGTCCGCGTGTACACGCCGGGCGGGGCGTAAATGTTGCCTGGGAAATCGGCCATTGTGGGGCTACCTCTTCGGAGTCAGGGCAGATCTCTCCTGTGGAGCTAAAAGCCCTGGATTGCAGTCGCTGGATGCGCTCAAAAGAGCACTGGAGTACACATCTGCTTCTCGTTCACGTCCGTTTGTCGGTTTCCATTTGGCCGTCCCCGTGAGGGGAGGAAGATCGGGGTGCTGCTGGAAAACAGCGGGTGTGTCTCAATCTGTCGTGTCTGTCTGGTTCAATCTGGGTGCCTCCAAGGGAGGCCCGGGGTAGCGACCGCTTTCTACGAAGCAGCCTCGTCGGGAATCTCATGGGTGCCGGAAAGGGACTTGCCGGTTCGGCCATACGCGCCCTTCGCTTTCCGGTACTCGGTGATGCGCTTCATCGCCTCCTGGTTTTGAAGGCGCGCCTTCTTCGCAGCGATGCGCTGTTGCTCGGTCATGACGAAGTAGTCGCCATTATCAAGCCGGCTGAGGTGATCACCAGTAGTGTTGTTGGCGTCAATGACGCGCCGCTTGTAGTCTTGGCGGTCCTGGTAGACGCGCAGGTTGGCCTGTGCGCTTCGACCGATCACCACATCCACGTCGTGATCGACCGAGCTCGCTCCCGTGTTCTGAGGAGCCGGAGCATCAGGCCGATGACCGAACTTGAAATTAGCAGCCGAGACTTGCCGGGACGCACGACCCCTGCACTTCTTGCAGGGAAGCGTCTCCTTGGCAGCCGTTTTGGGCTGCATGGACTGGAACCGAAGTCCGCAATCCGAGCAGTGGTACTTGAAAATGGGCAAGCGCGCGTGCTCCGTCTATATGTGCGCCGGTATAGGCCCACTAACGAAGCATCGGGCCCGTGTTCTTCTTGCCAGGGAAACCAGACTTGCCCGCGTACCAGGGATCGAACGTCTGGGAGAGGCCCAGATCGGCCATCGCGCGGATGTTGTCCTGAATTTGGGCGATCTGCTCGTCCGTGAGGCCCGCGATCTGCTCGATGAAGGGCGGTGTGAGCGGAGCCTGACTCGGCCCAGAAAGAGGCAATGGAGGTCCTCCACCAGGCTCGACGCCCCGGATACAGATGCCCAGAGGCACGTGGATGCTCCAATCCGTCTGAAGCTGAAGGTTGAAACTGGCGTTGTAGAACCAGTCATCGGCGTTTTCGTCGTAAACCTCTTCGGTCTCGCCGCCGAGATTGATCGACAAAAGCTCGATGCCCGCGCTCGAGAGCCGAGGACGCGCAGTTGCCCACAGGTACAGAGCGGTCTGATCCAGAATTTCACGTTGCGCGAGCGGATCTCGAGCGATGACATCCACGTCGAGCGTGAGGTCCCAACGACCACCGAACTCGAGCGCAGAGATTGATCGCTTCGACTGCACCACAACCGCCAACCGATCTCCCGGAGTGATGCGGCGACCGAAGGCCAACACGACACCAGGGATGGGTTCCGTCAACGCCCGGTTCTCCATGACCTTCCACGGACCCGTCGTCTCACCAGGGCAACGGTAGTCCGCCGAAAGGAAATCCTCTTCGGACAGAGGCTCGGTGAGCTCGAGCATCCCTGTCGCAGGGTCAGCCGTGTAATGCGTGCCTTCGTACAGTTGGAGGTTGCCAGGCATCCGGTACAGACGAAGCGTCCCTGCCAAGAAGGCACCCTTCTGAAGCTGGTACTCCGTGTCGTTGACCTGGAAGACCGTCTCGTCCTCGACGTTCAGCAGTGGATCGACGAAGAACGCATCATCCGTTGGGTTGCCGTTCGCATCACAGAAGTCAATGTAGTAGATGCCCGCCTCAGTCGGGAACAGACCACCGTTGTTCTGGATGTCGATCATGTTCTCCTTGACCCACTCGATCGACAAGCCAGGCTTGCCTTCAACGTTGGCCAAGTAAACGTAGCTGTGGACGTACCCTTGGAAGTTGTCGGCAGCGAGCTGCGCTTGGTTACCCGCACTGTTTTTCAGGACGATGCCGAACTGCGGACGCTCACGAAACGAGTACTTACCCTGGATGTGATCAACGATGTCCTTGTACCGAGGGTGGTACTGCCAGTAGTTGCGCAGCTCCTCGATGAAGACACGTTGGATCTGCTGGGTCAAGAAATAGTAAATCTCACACCTTCCCTTCAGGCTTCGTGTCGATGACACGGTAGAGCCAGCCACGGTCCACGCAGAACTTACGACCTGCGATGAACTTGGCCGCGATGCGGCCTGTTTTGTCAGCCTCGATTCGTCGTCGAGGTTTGATCTCTTCTACTTCCGGAAGGCGACCTTCGTAGATAACCAGGGTGTCGGGGGTGTAGTGTTTGACCGCTCCTTCCCAGAAGTAGGGGATCGAGAAAGGTTGTGGTTTGTACAGGAGGACCGTGTCATCCGCATCCAGTTCGATGAAACGATTTTTTTCCCAGGAACTCATGAAGTGTACGCGACCCGCTTTGGGGGAGTCATGCCAACCACGGGCAAAACCTCCTCCTGTAGTTCGAAGTCTTTCGGACGCGCGACGTGACTGTGCTTCACGGAATTCGGGAGTCCGAACAACCTTGGCAAATGCCGCAGCAGCCCGAGCCACACGCTCATCGGTTTCCTTGGTCAGGCCGACATTCCAGCGACGCACTCGATCCAGAATTTCACGTTTTTTCGCTGCGGTTTCCGGCGTGTCTCGTCGTCCTCGTCGTGCTGCTGAAACCTTGGCCCGCGTTTCTGCGCTCCGAACCAAACCTGTCATGGCTTGCGACCGAGAGCGCCACGTAAGCCCGTGTGCAGTGAACGAGTCGCGCACAAGCCGGATGTTGGTTCCGGTTCGGTCAGCGACCTTTTGGATAGAGAGCCCTTCTTGGAAATACAGAGTTTCCAGGACTTCTCGTTCCAGAAGTGGTTGGGTACGAGGTGGCACAGCTCAAAGCCTCCTGGGGATTTGGGTTCCCACAGGAGGCTTCGGCATAGAACGAAAACCGCTGTCAGTCCTCGTCGTCCACGTACTCTTGCATCGCCTGCACAAGAAGACCCCGTGCAACAGCATCCAGAGGCTCCTTAGCCGCCCGGATCTCGCTGATCTCGATGGGGAACTTTTTACGTTTGTCCTCGAAGACTTGGGTGAAGAACTCGAGGAACCCACCGGCCTTGGACGTACCGCCGCTGACGACGATGGGGATCGGCTTCGGCAGCGAGAACTTGCCCTGGATCTTCATGAACTCGCTCGCGACGTTGTCGAGCGCGTACTCGATGAGGCTCTTGTAGTAGACCACCAGAGCCTCTTCTTCACGGCTCTGCGGGTGCATGAGGTTGAGCCCCTTCTCCTTGAGGCTACACATGCGAGCCTGCGTAGAGCCCGTGGACTTCGCGGCACCGTGGTCGATCCAGTCCCCACAGTTATGAACCGTCATGCCTGGAGAACTGAAAGAGTGGTGTTCCGACCCCACACGGATGTCGTAGACCTCCCCATCATGCTCCACTTCGGAAACCGAAGCGACCTTGTAGGTGACGAAGGCGGGGAATCTGTCGAACACTTGGTGGCCTTCGACTGTGAGCATCGTGTCGAACAGATTCTTCGCTACGTGGCCGTTGATCCTGATCTCGTAGCACGGTTTGCGACCTTCGATTTGGACACCACGTGCGTTCACGCCGCCGAGGCGTGGCTCCCGTTTGAGGATTGAATGTTCGATCCCGAAACGGTTGAGTAGATGGTGAGCCAACATGACGACAGGCACCGATGTGTTCGTGATCGTGTGACGCTTGAGCTCCTCATGGGAGTCGCTGTCCATCAGACCATGAAGAATTCCGAGTGCCATCTGGTTGCCGATCTTGGAGGGATCAAGCGGGCACCGTTTTGTCCCCTCATCATCGTAGAACTTTTCCTTGAAATGGCAGGCCACCGGTGTGATGTGAAGTTTGAGGCGCGTGAGGTTTTCGGCGGGATCGTCCACGATCTCCGGTTCTCGATGGAACAGGCGGAAACACAAGTCTGTATACTCTTCGACAAGATGTTGATCCCGGCGGTTGATGGCAAACTGGACATAAGACGGCCTTTCGGCATGAGGACCACATGAACCATCGCCGAGGAACATCCCCATCAGACGCCCCAACCCACGCGCCCCAGCAACCGTGACGTTTTTTCCGTCTTGCCTACCGAAATAGTAGCTCGATCCGCTGTCCCGGTCGGACTGGATCGTCGCGATACCCACGGTATCCCCCTCACGAAGATCCCCTGCCTCAACCCACTCCCATCCGAAACGACGTTGGACAAATACCCGATGGTCGTGTGTGAGACGGTGAGGGAAAGCAGGGAGATTCTCGAGTTGAACCTCGATGAGATGGCGCCGGGTCCCGTTCGACATCTTCTCAAGGACAGGCACGAAAACACCGTATGCGTCGAGGATTTCGTCACCTTCGCGCACCTCCTCCATCGTTTTAAGCCCTTCCCGCGTGACGACCGGGAAGTCTCCTGAGAGACAGCGCGCGACGCTAAAACTCAGACCCTCGATGGTGCCCATGGCAAGCGCCACGTTGGTCATGCCGGACCCGAACGAGAATGCGATGCCGGAGAAACCATCCTTCGCGCACTCGGAGTAGATGATCGCCAGCGCCTCGTTGCTCGGGTACGCCTTGTAGCCGCACTCGTTGACGATCCGCTCGAGAACGCCTCGGTGGTACACCACGTCCCGGTCCGGATCATCGACCGGAGCCGCCGGCACAGAGAAGTAGCAGACCTCCTTCTCTTCCTTCGGCTCACCGAGCACATGCTTGACCAAGATGCCGAGGATCTCGAGTGCATCGATCTCCCCAGCCGCGATCAGGCCGCTCTGAAGCGGGCGCCGAACTTCGCGACTGAACATGTTGGCCATGTCGTAGGCCGCATCCCCCACGATGACGAGCCCGTCGTCCGTTGAGACGTAGTTGACGCCCGACAGCTTGAGCATCTTGCGGTGCTCGGACGGCAGATCGAGGAAGGCGTCACGAATGCGGTTCGTGATGACGCCTTCCTTGGTACGACGGGCAGCCACGATGTTCATCGTGCCCATGTCGAGCCCGACCCCCAGGACTGGTTTTTCACTATCGCTCATGATTCGTTCTCCTCGTTCCCATTCTTTCTACCGCGCTTCTTGCTTCGCAGTGCACGGAGTGCGGCCTGTGCGTCGTCGAGCTCTTCCCCGCCTTCGCTGGCCTTTTGCTTTACATCGATCTTGGCCTTCGTGTCCTTCGAGACAATCTTGTCCGGGATGAACAGAGGCTCCTCGGGCCCAGAGCTCTTACGAGCCCTAGGAGCCGCTCCTGCCACACCGCCCTCGGGCACTACGCGCCGTAGGACGTTCTCCAGGACGCCCTCGAGCTGTGCAGGGTCCAAGGCCGGAGCTGGAGTTGGGGCCGTTGGTGCAGCCTCTGAGGCGGCTTGAGCGGCCACCTTCCCGACCTCCTCGGCGATCACCGAACGAAGCCCAGGGATCAGGTCGCCCAAGAGCTCGGCCTTGAGCCTCTCGGTGTCCACCTCCTGCACCACAGTCTTTTCGACAAAGGTTTCGATGCGATGCTCGACTACCTTGCCGGAATCGGCGGGTTCTTTGTTCTGTGGCCGGCTGTGGGCCACGAAAGGCGGAGCTGGACGTGTAGGCACGGCACCCTTCCGTTGAGCTTTTCGATTCACCCGCACGTTGCCCTTCCCCTGCTCCTTGGCCAAGTCCTTGGAAGACTGAGCCGCAGCGATCGAAACCCAACGCTGCTCCCCACGCTTCAGCCCCACAATCCCCAGGTCGGGGATGTCGCAAGGGTTGCAGCAGATGATCTGGGCTTCGATCATACAAGGGGAGTCTCTTTGAGGGTCTTCATGATCTGCTGGTCAATCATCGCCTTCATCTTGCGCCTCGATTTTTCGTAGGCCCTACGCACAAACGTGTGCTTCTTGAAACCTGGATGAATCCAGGAATCTTGTGGCGATGCCGGAGTGGTTCTGATCAACACTGTACCGCCGGGTCCCTTCATCGGTACCCGCGAGACTCCAGCCTGTTGGGTCAACCACTCCATGGGGTAAGCTTCACGCCCCTCAAGGAGCTGATCGATCCAGGGCCACGAAGAGTAGATCTCCACGCGACCCCCACGCGGAACTACTTTGTGCGTGAACGAATCGAAAAAGCCCACTGAACGAGGAAGACCCTCGGGTTCTCCTGGCGGGGTCGGTTTGTTGCCTTGTTTGGCGAAGTCCTTGCCCGCCTCGAAGACGATGGCTTCGACGAGCATCTCGCCGATCTTGTTGAGGAACTCGGGAGTGATGAAGTCCTTGTTCTGGAGACCAGCCCAGGTCTTCCCATAGGTCCGTTTGATCTTGATCTCCATCTACGCCCCCCACCTAGTAGGTGATGTTCTCGTAGACGGGCGTGCGACCCCTTTGCTCGCGTTCGTCTGGGATGTTGTCCTTCTCCGTCTGCATCGGGGTCTGCTGGTAGTCGGAGCCCACGGGGTAAGGACCCTCGGGTGGGTACTCCGTCTCCCAACCTCCGCCCTGCACGACAGCAGGACGACCGCGACACTCGGGCCAGCAAAGTTCCGTCGTGTCGAACAGCGGGATCTGGTAGCGGATGTCGTTCTCGTCCAGGTACTTCATTGTGAAGTGCTGCTGGAGGATCGTGCCGCGATTAGACGGCTTGCGAACCGGGCCAATCGAGTATCGCTCGTTGGTCTGCTTCACGATGAAGTCACGCATCGTGAGCAACGGGCTCGGGCCCGACCAGACATCCTGCGTGTGGTCGAGGTACCGACCATTCGGTGTCTGTTTTACGGCACGCTCAGCGTCATCCGGCGCGACGATGAGGTCGTAGGGACCTTCGTATCCACCGACGAATCCAGTGCCGAAGCACTCAAGACAACGGGAGTCGGGCTGCTGGTTGTACTCGATGGTCCGAGGATCGCGACCGCAGAAGCAGCGTGGTCCGCTGGTCTTTTTGATGAAGACCTTGACACGCTCACCACCCTGCTCGAGAACCCAGTTGTTCCGACGCATAGCCTCACGCCAGATGTAGTCGAGCCGCTCAACGGACCGGTAGGTGATCGGCTCGGCGAAGTCGAGCGGCGTCTCCCGGAACCCGGTCGGGGAAGCGGGGTCTTGAGCCACCGTCGTAATGCGGTACCAGATCTTCTTGTCGAGGTCGGTACGCACCGCGTTCGTGTTGTAGCGGTAGCTGATCGACACCGCCGACTCAGGGCCTGTAGGCAGCACAGGCTCGATCCACCGCTCCGTCGCGAAATTGTAGCCTCGGACGTTGATGAGGGTAACCTCGCCGGTCGGACCAAACACCGCGTGAACGGGGACGATCTGGTTGTCGATGACGAGCTGCACGTCCATCGGGCTGTTGGCCGAAATAGCCTGCCCGGAGTTTTTCACGATCGGGAAATACTTCGTCCGAAAGATCCAGTTGCGCTGGTTCGCGGACTCTCCTCGAGCGATCCAGCTCGTCTCCCAGTCAACGACTTCGTTGTCCACGAAGGCGTTGTTGGTGAAATCCCGATAGAACGTGCCACCTACCGGAGCGATGTTGAGGCGCGTGTAGGGGCCGCGCTCCGACGTGTCGCTACGGTAGATGTTGACGCCGAGGACTGTGAACTTGCTGTTCTTGGTCAGAATGGCTGGGTTGTCCCAACGCAGGTCCATCGTGCCCGAGAACAACGGGCTCACGACCTCAGCGTTGATGGGTGGGGCCGGACAGTCGTTCGGCCCCACCTCCCAGCCGGGACATCCGGGACCGAAAGGTCCCGGACTGGGTCCAGGGTCAGGACATGGCGGCGTCGGGGTAGGTTCCGGGGTCTCGCACGAAACCGGCTTCAACGGATCCGGCTTCTGCAACCACGGTTCTTGCCCCTTGTTGATGCACGTCATGTCCTACCTGCCTTGGAGACGCTAGGCGCCTCCTTGAGTCTGACCTGCACCGGGGGGCGTGACCAGTCGGACCGTGCCGTCCTGGAGAGCCACCCACTGCTGACCGTCCTCGAGGTTGAGACGCTTCGAGATCGCGTTGATGTGCCCCTGGCCCTTGTCGTCGAGCTCGTCGAGCTTGGCCAAGATGCGCGTCTTGAGAACCTCATGCTCACCGACCTTGGCCAGGAGTTGCTGAGACTCCTGACGAATGCTCAGAAGAGCCGTCTGCTCCTCGGGGGTCAGCTTGCCGATGATGCTGGGGTCCTGCGCCGGAGCCTGCGTCTCCGGAGCGTCGGGGGTTGCGGTGGTGTTCTCGGTGGTGTTCTCGTTGTTTTCCATTTGAGCCTCCGGCTTGCCGGTACTCTACCCACGCCCCACAGATTTGGCTTTCTCCTCTTCAAGGAGAAGACGCCGGTGGGCACGCAATTCAGACAGGAAGTTGTCGAAATGGGTGCCTACGCGGTCACCGAGGGTGAGGGTTCGTGCGTGTTTGACCACGCTGGGGAATTTTTCGAAAGACCAGAAAACGTTCCCGTCCTGGTCGGTGTACTCGTAGATACGGAGTCCCTTGGTGACAGCGCTTTCTTTTGTCGAATCTGTCACGGCTGTTCTTCCTTGGGCGTCGGACCTTTCTCAGCCTTGGCAGCCTTGGCGGTACGCTCCCGGTTCTCTTTTTTGAGCTCTTCGATGATCTCGTCAAGATCGTCTTCGGCCTTATCGACCTGCGCGATCTGCTTCTCCAACAGATCGTGAGCAGCGTGGGCAGCCTCGTTTGGCATCTTCGCCTGCTGCACCCGCTTCAGCGCTTGCTGCTCTCGACGCTCAAGGATGGTCTCAACCTCTTTCTTGGGGAGACAACGACCTTCGAAGCGCATCCGTCCCTTGAGACAGTCGTCTTTGAGCTCTTCGTCATTCGGTATCGGCGCACCAGGCTCCGGGACTACCCCCTCACCTCCGGTGTCTTCACCCTCGTCCTCCGCAGCTTCCGGAAGGTCCTCTTTGGTCTCTTCCTTCTTGTCAAAATCCGACGACGGCCGATACTCAGGCAGCCGGTCCTCCTTCTTCTCGAAGCCCGGCGCCTGCTTACCAAGGCAGGAGATCATAGTCAGCAGGAAGCTACTGAGGACGGTCGCGGAGTAGCTTTTTGACTTCATCGATCTTCTCGTCCACGTTGTCGAGCTTGCCCTCGAGCCGCACCAAGGCAAGCGAATTCTTTTGGACCGAATCAGTCACATCTGCGAGTTTGTCGAGGTCTTCTTGCAGCTCCGTGATCCGCTCGTCCTGAATAGCGTTGTTGACCTCAAGCTTGACTCCCCAGATGATCACTGGAATCACCAAAACAGACAACACTTTCATGGTGATATCCACGAACTTGGAAGTGTTGTCCTTCGAAAAAGCGCTGTGGCTACTGGGGGACATAGGATCAACCGCTCCTACTCACAAAAACCTATAGAGGAGTTACCGGGCTGAACGAAGCTTGGCCGCCAAGTAGCGTGCCGTGACACGCGCAACCTTGTTGAGCTCGAGCTCGTCGCCTTCAGACGTCACCCAGCCGGCTTGCTTGAGCGCATCTACCGCCTCACGGAAGAACTCGGGGCCTTCTCCGTGGAAAGGATAGTGTCGGCTGATGTCTTCAGCCATGGTTTCAAGGTTCACGCTGTCCTGCGCGGGGAGGTTTTCGAGGTAGCGGAGCACAATGTTTTGCGCCTGCTTCAACTGGTCGCCCCCGAAGTCGTTGCGGAGATCGGTCCACTCGACCCGTCGGGGTTCGAGGTCACCTCGAAGAAATTGCCAAGTTTGTGGTTCACGGAGCGGCATCGTTGATCTCCTGCTTTAGGCCCTACTCAAGGGCGTGTCATAAAGGCTTCACCGGCACAGCACAACTTCATGAAAAGACTCTGCGGGCACGAAGTCGACAAATAAAGCGGCGCCACCATGAGAGTCGAAGAAGGGTTCGATAAACCTCTCGAACCGCACGGGCCTCTTGAAGAGCGGAAGTGGGAGTATTCAACTCGATACCGAGGAACTCAGCAACGGACGCGAGGGACAAATTTTCAAGCCCACAGGGCTCAATTTGCTCCCAAGCCAAAGTAACCGTATCGATCCATGGAGAGTCAATGGAGAGCATCCTCGCCAACACAGCATCAGGAGGAACATTTTTGCTCTCGAGAATTTGTCGAACAACGGGGCGAACGAACCGCATAGCTCGCTGCACGTCATGTCCGACAACGAGACGATTCTCAAGAAACTTGAGAAGAGCTTGACCTACATCGTTTTCAGACGGACTTGGGGCCCATTCCCCGTCAGAGTACCCGGCCCTTACGAGAAACTCGGCTACCCCTTTGTCAGGGCGCGAGGGAAGTAATGCCGTATGCAAAAGAGTACTCCCGTCGGTGCCAACGACTGCGACATCGAGAATTTCATGCTCACCTGCGTCGGGTCCTGAGGTCACCACCGCGAGAAACACGGGAGAACGTCCATTGATGTCGTAGCTCACTACTCGTCTCCGAAAAGGGGCACCAGGGAGAGCCGCACTCGACGGATCACAGCGACGTCGGTCTGACCCTGTCGAGAGAACTGAAGCTCAACGACCGGAGATGACCCACGACTCGTGTTGATCACGAGGCTGCCGCTGCGGGCATCGAAGAATCCGACACCCTCTACCCCACCGCTGGCGACCTCCTGCCCGTCCACAAGAACGGAGAACCGAGCCTGTCCGTTGTTGGTGTTGTTCTGGAGTCGGAGCTCGCAGTAGAATCCGAGCTGGTACCGGAGCGTGCCGATGGGCTCGGCGTTCAGGACGGCGGCGGTCTGCGGCGTCGGGGTGCCGTTGGTCTGCGCGGCGATGACATTAACACGCTGAGGGTCATTGTTGAAGGGGATGCCCTGGTGATTGGCGACGATGCCGTCGAGAGTCGTCTGATCCCCTGACGAAAGCGTCGAGACGAACTCGATGTCGACATCGTCGCCATCGAGACTGATGCCTTGAAGCACCTCCGCGATGCTCGAGTTCTCGATCTCGACGGTGAGGACTGTAAGGTCAACAGCCTGGTTGGGGAAGTCGTTCTGGAGACTGTAATTGTAACTCGCCATGGGTTCGCTCAAAACTCACTGTTGGTGCTGATCGAGTAGAGGGTGACGGATGCCTTGCTTCCGCCGTAGGGAACGTCGCTAGACAGCTTGATCCGAATCCTCATGCCAGAGGCGGAGTCGATGTCTCGAGTGGCGTCCTCCTGGTACGGCCAGCGGTAGACCTGGATCGGGTTCTGGAGACCTCGCCACCCGGGACCGCCGAGAGCCGGGATCTCCGGGTAGGCTCGCTGAGCCTCGGCGATGTAGTCGTACATAGTCTTGTACTCGCGTCGGTAGCCGAGCGGGATGCGCGTGCCCGTCGGGAAGGAGGTCACGTAGTCCGGGTTGACGTCGTTGACCAGTTGGGGGGCGTAGTACTGCACGTAACCCTCAAAGTCGAAGATGACCGTGTCCGTGAGCACCAGGTCCGTCGAGAACTGCGCCTCAACGGCGGTGAAGCGCAGTTTAGTCCCCGGGTTCGGCTCAACAAAAAAATCGGAGGTGGTGGCGTAGCTGTACGTGGCCTTGACTGTCTTGCCGGACTGGCTCGAGTTGAACGTGACGACGCCGGTCTCGTAGTCGACCTGGTAGTCCCCATCCGTGGTGTCGGGGGAACTTTCGGTCATCGCCACGTCGTCCACGGTGACGGCAACGTAGTAGGAGTCGTAAAGCCTGTACTCCTGGGTGATTTTCCCGTGCGTGACGTCGATCCAGTAGGGGTTGGCGGAGGCGAACTCGGTCGCACTGTTCTCCGTCAGAACCTCATTCACGACCCGGCTCGACATGGTGTACCAGGTCGTCTTGTCGCACCAGTTATGGGACATGAAGTCCGTCGGGTTGCCCTCGCGCCAGGCAGGCATCGTGAAAGGCACGCCCGTAGAGGTGTACTGGCCCGGACCCTGGATCGTGGGGACCCCGTCGTGGGCCGCGACGACCGCGTCAAGCGCCGCCTCCTCGGCCATGTCGAGTGCTGCGAGAAAATCGACGTAGAGATCTTCGCCGGCCACGGTGACTCCGGCGAGCTCCTTCGTGATCGTGAGGTCCGCTCGGATCTCTGCGTCGAGGTTGCGAGGGGCGACCGCCCCGTTCAGCGTGTCGTCCGCGATGCTGAAGTTGTACTTGACGATGGCCATCTTAGATCACTCTCCAAAAACTCAGGGTGGCGTCCCACATGGACGACTCGGACCCGGCCCGACCCGATCGGTGTTGCAGGTGGTAGGTGTATGAGCCCTGACTGAGGCTCAGGACAAAATGACGCGAGGCGTAGTGACGCTGGTCGGTTCCGGTGGATTCGAACGATTTCTTTGAAACCGTGGGCTCCTGCACGTGGTGTTGTCCAATATCCGTGTCCCCCTGTAGGACGCGCGCCTCGAAGTCGCTTGAGGTGGAGTCCATGGACCACCCATAGCTCACCAGGAGGATGTATGTGCCTGCCTCGAGCGTGCCAGTCGTCAACTTCACTTTGGGTTGCCAACGAGTACTCGTGGTCGTTGAGATACTGGGACTTTGCGCGGACTGGAAGTGATTCCCGAAAACAACCTGCGCGGAGCTTCCGAGCTCTCCCCACGAGGAGCCGTCCCACACAACGACCTCGCCCTCGTCCTTGATGTAGACGGCGAACCCCGAAGCAGGGATCTGAAACTGCCAGTTGGTCCCGTTCCACCGAGCCACCGCGTTGTCGTGGCTCGCCCACTCACCTGTCGCCGACGCGCCCACGATGTAGTAGTGGCTGGTGTTCGGCGAGCCTGGGGGGCTTGTCAAATCACGATTTTCGACCGTGATGTTCCAACCCGTCTCATCGTCAAGGAAGTCATCAACAGGCTCGCCCGTATGGGCCCCGACAATCGCAGCCAGCGTTACCTTTTCCCCCGCATCCAACTCGGGTTCAAACTCGATGTACAGAGTGTCCCCCCCTGTGGGGCTTGTTGAAACGCCCACAAGGCTCGCAAAGGTAGCGGCTACCTGTGTGTGCAGGGAGCCTGCATCCACGGTTCCGTTGAGCGTATCACCTGAAATCGAAAATTCCTCAACAGCCATCGCACTACCCGATCTTCACCAGGCTCAAACCAGAGCCACTGGGTTGCATCTGAACGGTACCCCAGCCCACGGTGCGCACAGCCCGAAGCCTCAAAGTGTCCCCAGCCGACAGATTCACAGGAAACACGTGCGACGCAGAGGCACCGTATGGCGCCTGACGCACATACATTTCGCCACGTGTGCCAAGCGTGAACCCGTTGTTGATGTCGAGGTAACTAGCAGCTTGCGTACGACTACCGCTGACCAAGAACACCGAAGTCGTGAAAGAAACCAAATACCGGCCATCCTCGTTGACCGTCACCTCATCGCCAGCCAAAGTGTATGTGGCAGAAGACGTAAACCGCTCCACGTTCAGGTTCACCACGATGGTGCTGCCCGTAAACTGCTGGCCGCCAGTCTGATCTACTGCGGAAAACGCATCAACGGTCGGGCTAGTCGGCGAAAGCGCCGCGCTTGACGCCGCCACGCCATCAATGGTCAGTCCGAGAGAGCCTGCGTCCAGCGCCTCATGTAGCCCCGGGTCACTGAGAATCTCGTAAACGAACAAAGAGTCCGTCAACGTGATGGAGCCCGCCAGTGGCACGGAAAGCCCAAGACGCGGCAAATTAAGGATGGCCCCACTAAGGTTCTGGATTGCGATGGTCGGAATCGGCATCAGGTGGCCCTCCAGCGGATACGCACAAACATCTGCACGTCAAACTCGGGCGTCACAGCGTCCGAAACAAGGCGAGCCGCCAGGACACTTCCCTGGGCAAAGTCACCGTTGGCTGTGGTCGTGCGCACCCCAAAAATGAGGTTAGGGAAAGCCAATGTAGCGATGTCCGTGCCAGACGCAACAACAGCATACTCAGCCACGCTTTGGGTCGAACGCCGGATAGTGACACCCACAACCGTTCCGTTGTACAGCGCGTCATACCCCTCCGTGGCGCTCGTGACCATGCCATTGATCGCCCTCAAATAGGTTCCAGCAGGGAACAGATTCCCGTTACGGCCGAACCCGAAGGTCGCGGACTCCACGGACAGCCACTTCGACCGCGACCCGTCGTACTGCATCTGCATCTGAAGCGAGGTGTTGTAGTAGGTGTCGCCCTCGGCCGGGGCCGGACTGACGGGGTCGGTCGCCGAATTTGAGTACCTCTTGGGCCCCGCCCACTGCGGGTCAGACGCACCTGCGGTCAGGACCTGGCCTTCGGTGCCGAGACTGAGGCGAACCCACTCGGCGCCATCGTAGTAGAGAAGATCTCCGGTAGAAGGCGTCCCAACGGGGGCGACGACGCCTCCCGTGAGAACCGATTGAAGGACATCCGGAGGTATGTAGGTTGCGGGTGTTGTGTCGAGGCTGACAATCTGGATGCGCCCGGTCACGACGGCGGTGAGATTGATGGTGACCGAGTTAAAGGGGTTGAGCCCGTCCGGCACCATGTCTTCGATGAGGTCATTCTGAACCTCTTCGCTGACGATGACTCTGACTCCCCAGTCCCCGTATCCCAGATTATGGTTCACCACAACCGAGTCGGTGGCGGTAAAGCTTTGGGTGAAAAGGACATTGACAACGCCGGCCATTAGAGCTTCTCCCCGTCCGTCCAGAAGACGGCGTCGATCTCGACAGACAGCACGAGGACATCCGTATTGCCGGGGCCATCATCGTCCAGTTCCAAACGCACAAACCCCATGTCGCCCTCGTACAACTCTGAGATATCAAACCCATCCTGAGTCGACGTGTGGGACTTATTGATAGAAGTCTGAGGCAAGTTAAAAGTGATGACCTGCCCCGCAGTAGAAGTCAGGGTAGGGGTGTTCGCGTCGGACCTGGGGACAGGTGTGATGCCTCCGGCAGGATCGGCAACGAGCACTCCGCTTGAAGCTTGCCCCAAAAAAGACCAGATCACCTGTACCGGAGTCGTGTTGGTATTGGTGACATACGTGACAATGAGTCGGAGCGGAAAACTCGTATCAATGCCTCGAGGCAGATTAAACTGGAAATAGACAGCGTCACCATTGCCGTTCAGAATCGAGTTTTTGATGTTGTGGGCCCACCCCGTGGGTAGTCCCCCAGCCCCCACGAGCAAAGTGCCGCTGGTCACCCCGCCGGACTCGCCGAAAATATTGCCCGAACTCACGACGGTTTTTCTGGACCGCGCTCGACCATGAGCCGTTTTGGTGCCGTCCTCGTTGAGTTCGGTTCGGTTCGTGGAGAGTTTGAACTGCTGGAAAACGGGGACAGTCGTAGCAGCCGATTCAATACGAACTCTAGCCCAATAAGCCGTTACGGTGTTGATGGTTTTAGTCGCCCAAGTGGTGTCGTCTTCGATGCCGAAACGGACGTGCTCGCTGCTGTTGGCGCGCAGGAAAAACGTGTTCGCATACCTGTGGAACAGGCTCGAATGCGTGGCCATGGCCCCGATCTCGACCCACGCGGCCCCGTCCCAGATCTCGAACACGTACGTCCCGCCGGAGGTTGCCGTGGTGTTCGCGATCTTCCAGCCCCAGTGCTTGAGCACATCGACGCCGTCCGACAGGACCGACCCGACCAAGATCGTGTGGTTAGCTGCGGTGCCTTGAAACGAAAAAGTACTTCCGGTAGGGGATGCAGCCGCAGCGGACACATTGATGAAGTTACCGCCGTCGGACACGGAACTGGCCGTGGAGTCGGTCGTAAACACGACCATCCCTCGAGTATAACTGTCGCCCTCCCCGAACACGGACTCCCGCCCGCGTTCGGGGATGCCCACAGCAAGCTCGGAGATGAAACGATAAGCGTTGTCGCTGATGTCGTTATCGTCTTGGTAGCTGATGACGACATCAGCATTCGCCAAGTATGCGCCGGGCACAGAGAACTTGTTGCGAGATGCCTCAAAGTTGAGCACATGCAGTGTACCCGTAGTCACCGCAGGGTTGACGTTGAAGTCCAAGGTGCCGCCGTTCGTCCGACCACTGCGGAACGAGATATTGTGCCCGTTTGCGGTAATCGACACCGCTGTAGTGGGTCCCTCAATGTCCAAGACATCTCCGGTGACCGTAGCAGCTCCAACCGAAAGACCAGTGGTCGTCGTAGCACCGCTCAAGATGCTGACATCCTGAAAGCGCAAAGAGCCGCTGTTCACCAAGATGCCGTTAGAAATGGTGCCCGCGTCAATCAGGCACCTCGTGAGGCGCATTTCCCCGCCGCCCGAAGCTTGGCGGAAAATCGTGTTGCCCGCACCTCCGACGTACTGGGTACGGTCGACCGTAAGCGTGCCCGCTCCGGAGTTTTCGACACCATGGCCAAAACCACCCGTGCCTTGGAGGAGAACATCACTAACCCGTGCCTGCCCGGCCGAACTGTAAGCGATGGCTGCCACCGCGTTCGTCGGCTGCGTGACGAGCACTTGGAAGAGCGAAGACTCATCCGAAAGAGTAATCCTTACACCGGTAGCCGCAGTTCCTGTAATCTGACTGCGGCCTGCTCCATAAGCTCCCTGAACACGAACCTGTGTTGGGATAGTGAAAGATTCAGCGAAAGAACCGGGCCCGAGAACAACCGTATCTCCCGCGATAGAGGCTGCCAACGCCGCAGAGATTGTCCCATAAGCCGTGGCTGTCGATCCGCTAACCAACACGACCGAGTTGACGCCCGGTTGCACCAACGTGGAGGGGATGACGGTTTCCTCCCAACCGTTGACTGTGCCATCCGTATTGACGTACAGACGCCCCGTAGAAGCGTCTGTACGGAGGAACAAGTCACCCTCATTGCCCGCAACAGAGCCTTGAGGAGACCCAGATCCACGCTTAATGTTGTCGGCCTCGAAAACGGCGCCGCTTTGGAGGGTGAGATCGACCGACAAAAACAGATCATCCGACGCCACGTTGACGGTTCGGATAAACCCCGTGGTGTCGTCGTTCAGTGTGAGGTTGTCGATCTGGTTGGCCATAGAGGCTTACTTCACCTTGCTGGGGGCTTTCACCTCAACGTTCTTGACATGAACCTCCCAACCCACAGCCCGCTTTTCGCCACCAAGACGGCATCCCACCAAGGCGTTCAGGCGGTTACGAACTTGACGGACCATCATCCCGGTGGCGTTGGCCATCTCTTTGTTGTCGAGCTCCTTTTCGGGCTCGACCTCAAGCTCGACTGTGAGTTGGACTTTCATGTTTCATGCTCCTACGGGCGGATCGCGATGAACTGCGGCTGGTACACAACAAGCGGGCTCGTGTCTGCACCGTCCGCGCCTTGAAGGATGCCGACCACGTAGACGACGTTGCCCGATCCGGTCGGAGGCGTCATGGTGGCAACACCGGCCGTCTGGCTGACGTACACCGGATCACCGTTACGAGCGGCAGCCGGAGCCGCCGCGAAGTTCACCGGCACCAGAGCACCCGGCACGGTGTAGACCTTCACATCAGCAGCAGCCGCCGCCCCCTCAGCCGCGATACCGATGCAAAGACCGTCAATACTGGTACCCGTGTTGGAATCAGCCAGGATGGCGTCGCCCGTCGTGTCTTCGATGGTCACCAGAGCACCGGCCGTGATGGCAGTGCCGGCCGTCAGAGTAATGCCCGAACCGCTGCCCGTGATGTCGAGGAATTGGTTGACCTCAACAGCCTGGCTTCCCGTCGTCGAATCGAACGTCAGGAAGTTGTTGGTTCCGTCATCGATGACCATCGCCGTGGCGTTGTTGGTCTCGAACGTCATCTGGATGTCATCCGCCGACGTGATATCCACGGTGCCCGACGTGGTGGTCTCGAGCGTCAGGTTGGCGCCTGCGACCGAGAAGTTCGAAGCAGCCGAAGCATCGAGGCTGATGGCCTCCGTGCCGGAGACATCGAAGTCACCGTTCGTGGTGTCCGTCGTGATGGTGTTTCCACCCTCGTAGGCGTTCTGGAGCGTAACCGATCCGCCCGTCGCCACCTGAGCCCACGTGGTGCCCGAGCCAGTCGAGGTGTTGATGTAGACCTCACCGGTCGTGCCCGTATCACGGAAGAACAGCGAGCCCGCCAGACCCGTCACGGTGCCGCTAGGATCGCTGTCGCCGACGAAGAAGTTGACCGAGTCACCGTTGATACCGGTGGTCGTCAGCGTCATCAGAGCAGCCGTCTCAGCCACCGTCGAATCGAAGGTGAAGGCCCCGGTACCCGAGTCGAAGTTCACCGAGGTAGCGCCCGTGGCGTTACCCATCGTGAGAGTACGAGCCGCAGCGCCCGTGCCGATGTTGATGGCACCGGTGTTGGCGTCGTTGCCGATGTTGATCGCACCACCCGAGGAGTTGAGCTCGAGCAACCCTGCCGAATCGACCAGAACATCGCCCGATGTAGTGGTGCCCAAACTGAGGTTGGCACCGGCAACGGTGAAGTTCGAAGCGAGAGAAGCATCAAGAGAGATGGCTTGAGTTCCCGAAACGTCGAACGGTCCGTTCGTAGCGTCGGTAACGATCGTGTTGCCGTTCTCGTACGCATTCTGGAGAGTGACAACACCACCCGTGGAAAGCTCCGTCCAAGTGGTCCCGGAACCCGTTGAGGTGTTCAGGTAGAGCTCAGCACCCGCGCCCGTGTCTCGGAAGAAGAGCGACCCCGCGAGACCCGTGATGGTGCCGCTCGGATCGCTGTCACCAACAAAGAACTGGACCGAATCGCCGTTGGTCCCTGTCGTCGACAGTCGGACCAGTGCTTCGTCCTCGTTGTTGTCTCCAACGATGTCCACGAATCCCTGGATGCCAGTACCCGTGTTGGCACCCACATCAAGAGCGATGACGCCTCCGTCACCATTGGTGGAGAGAGCATCACCCGCAGAGATGTTGACATTGCCGCCATTACCCGTGGCACCCGCTCCAGAGTTACCTCCTGTGAGGCTGACGGCACCACCGTTGTTGGCGCCACCGCCATCACCAGCATCAACGGTGACGGCGTTACCGGCCGCAGCCACCTCATCTCCTGCCGAAAGGGCCAAGACGTCCGCCGCAGCAACGGTCAGGTTGCCACTGGTGGTAGTCTCGAGCGTCAAGTTCGCGCCGGCTACCGAAAAGTTCGACGCAAGACCCGCATCCAAGCTGATGGCCTGAGTTCCCGAAACATCGAACGGCCCATTCGTGGCATCAGTGACGATCGTGTTCCCAGCCTCGTACGCCTGCTGAAGGCTGTTGCCGCCACCAGCCGCAAGCTGCGTCCAGGTCGTGCCCGAACCAGTCGAAGTGTTGAGGTAAGCCTCCGCTCCCGATCCCGTATCCCGGAAGAACAGAGAACCCGCATCCGCCGTGACCACACCAGTCGGAACCGAAGTACCGGTGAAGAACCCGACCGTGTTGCCGTTGGTGCCGGTGGACGCGATCTGAAGCAGGACCTCGTCCTCGTCGGCCGGAGACGTGATGTCCACGAAACCGGCCACACCGGTCGTGTTGCCGTCACCAGGAGTGAGGACGATGGAAGCACCACCAGCGGTGCCGCCCGTCGAAGAGCCGGCGGTGAAGGTGATGTCGTTGCCCGAAGCGTCAGCAGCGTTCGCGGTGTCGAACGTCATCGAGGTCGCAGCGTCCACGTCCAACGCAGCCGCCGACGAAGCGATGATGTTGCCCGACGTGGTCGTGGACAGCGTCAGGTCACCAGCCGTGACGCCGACGTTCGACGCAGCAGTACCGTCGATGCTGAAGCCGTTCGTGCCCGTCATCTGGACATCGAAAGTCGTCACATCAGCATCGAAGACGGTATCGAGGTCGATACCGCCAGCAGCCGTGATGCTCAGAAGCTCGGTGCCGGCGATGACCACGTTGCCCTCAGCACCCGAGGTCGTGATCGTGTTGCCCTGGACGTACGCCTCTTGAAGATCGACAGTGCCCTGAGTCGTGAACGTGTTGTACGTCAGCCCCGTGGTCGTCGTGGTCGTGGCGGTCTGCCAGTTTCCGCTCGAGTCGCCCTCGAGGACGTTGACGTTGACAATGCGGATGTCACCACCGGCGGTAGCATCCGCCGTGAAGTCGTTGACCACCCAAGGGACGGTCGCGCCTGTCACACCAACACCACGGATCGTGAGGGTCGTGCCGACGTGGCTCAACACCTCGAAGATGCCGTCGTTGTCATCCAGGTTCGAACCGGCAATCTGGACGATGTCGCCAGCCGCGAACGTACCAGTACCCGTCGTCTGCACGGTCGGGTTCGACACCGCAGGAACACCAGCCACGAAAGTGCCCGCGATGGTGTCGGCGGTCGCCGTCGGCAGGACGTTCACGACGATGCCACCCGTCTGGGCGACCGTGGTCGTGTAGTCCGCGTTCAGGTACAGGTGGTTGTCACGGATATTGACCTGTTCGGAGTTGACCGTGGTGGTCGTTCCGTTGACGATCAAGTTCCCGTCCACCAACATGTTCGCGCCCGTAATGAGCTCGAAATCGGTGGAGAGCTGAATGGTGTCTGGGGTGCCACCCGTCTCAACGGTGCGAATGAGCCCCGTCGTGAGATCGAGCAGTGTCAGGTTGTCTGTCTGGTTGCCGGCCATGGTTCTCTACCTCACGCGCGGAAAGCGATGAACTGTGGTCGGAAGAGCACTTCAGGAGACATCGAAGCGCCGTCTGCACCTTGCAGAGTTCCGACCGTGAAAAGGGTGTTTCCATTTGACGTAGGAGGCGTCACTGTCGCCTGCCCCGAGGTAGAGTCGAGAAAGACCAAACGGCCATTCAGACTCGCTGCTGGTGCCGCACCGAACCGAACGCTCGGCAAGGACCCAGATTTCGTAAAAACTTGCACGCTGACGCTCGCGCCAACGGTTTGTGCGGAGATGCCAATCACTTCCCATACACCTCCGGCAATAGAAGAATTCGCGCGAATCACTTCCCCCGAGGAGTTGAAAGTCAGCACGTCCCCCGCCGTCAACGCCTCCCCCGACGTGAAGACCTCGATGGAGGTCAGGTCGTTGGTCACGACATCGGTGATCGCGTCCTGGACGTTGTCCGCGCTGAGACCGGGAACGCCCCCATCGTCAAAAGTGATGTCCTCTGCACGACGACTCTGAGAAATCTCCCAGATGCTGTTGGCGGGGTCAGAGACGAGCCACAACGAGTCGCCGTGCTGGTCGAGGGTCTGAGTGACAGAACCATCGATGGTGTCACCACCCGTTCGTGTCACGGTCACCACGTTGGCGGACGCATCCACCTTCATGACCTGTAGATCGTTGCCAAGCCTCGAGCTCGTCGCCGGCAGTGTGATCGACACAGGACCCAGCGTCGCGTCCGCAAGGATGACCTGTTCGGTTCCCACGACATGCGCGCCAGCCGGCACCACGATGGTGGGCCCCGTCGGATCAACCACATAGCCGAGGTCGGCCATGAAGTCGTCGAGGTCAGTGTCGCGCGTGCCGTCAACGACCGTGATCTCAGTCCAAGGAGTTCGTTGAAGGAACTCGAGCGTGGCGCCAGAGCCCGCCTCGATGATGTTGTTGAGGTCGTCTGAATAGACCCCCGTCCAACGGTATCGGCGAGTGCTCATGCTGCCACCTCCACGGTGACCTCCGGACGCCGAGCTCCGCTACCCGCCACCGCCACCTTAGTTACTTGGATTCGGATAAGGTCTCCGGCAGAAACCGCTACAGAGTTGACCGTGTCCGAACCGTTCGAAGACGTACTCGCAAGACCGACCGTCAACGCCGTCGCAACCCCGTTCACGAAAACCGTGTACGTGATGACCGCGCCAGAGCCTCCGGGGTTGTTGTGCCGGACGTACATGTTCTGAAGCGTCCCCGCGATAGGGGACCGAAGTTCGATGAACGCGGTGCTACTCGCCAAAGGAGCCGTCCGTTGCTCGTAACCGGGGTCAAGCACTCGAGCTGCGGTGCTGTTCGCGACGCTGTTGTTGCCCCAAGCAAGAACGGCAGTACTGGCTTCGTTGCCAGAGGTGACAACCTCCGACCAGCTCGTGCCCGAACCTGTGGACGTGTTGATGTAGAGCTCACCACCCGTCCCGGTATCGCGAAAAAACACCGAACCGGCCTGACCAGTTACGGCTCCTGACGGATCGTTGTCTCCGACAAAAAAGTCAACGGAATCACCGCTGGCCCCCGTCGTCGTCCAGGTGGAGATCGGAAGCGCTTCTCCACGATCTGTAGAAAGATCGAGGAGCGTTCCGACGGTGGCGAGGATGTCGGTCGTCTGAGAATCCAGACGAAGTGATCCGCCAACCGAAGTCACTCGGACTTCATCACCAGCGGTGAGGTTTACGTCCGAAGCAACCGAAGTGAGGTTAGCGTCATTGCCGGCCCCGATCGCCGTGAAGACGATGCCACCATCGAGGGCGGTTCCCGTGATGTTGCCCGAGGTAGTCGTTGCCGTGATCGCGTCGCTTGCCGAGATCAGGACGTTACCCGTCCCCGTGCCTGCGTTGCTCGAAGAGAGCGTCAGGTCCAGGGCACCAGCGTCAGTACCCGCAACGGTGAAGTTCGAGGAGACCTCAGCATCCAGGCTGACAGACTCCGTGCCGCTCACGTCGAAGTCGCCCGACACGGCACTCGTGACGATGGTGTTCCCGTTGTCGTATGCCTGCTGAAGCGTCAGGCCAGCACCACCGCCAAGGCTCACCAACGTCCACGTCGTGCCGGACCCTGCCGACGTATTCAGGTAGAGCTCAGCCCCGGCGCCCGTATCCCGGAAGAACAGCGAACCCGCCTGCCCCGTGACAACACCCGAAGGATCGTTGTCACCCACGAAGAAATCAACAGAATCTCCGTTGAGGCCCGTCGTCGTCAGTGTGGCAGCAGGAAACGTCTCACCACGCGAGCTCGAGAGCGCGATGACACCGTCAGTCGCAAGCGAGATGTCTTCCGTACCCGAGACATCAAAGGGGCCAAAGCCTGCCGAGGTAACGATGGTGTTTCCTACCTCGTAGGCGTCTTGAAGCGAACCGCCACCGCCTCCACCCGTCGTGCCCGGAAGAAGCTGGCCAGCGATGTAAGCGTAGACATTCGCACCGAGGCCACCGACATCCCCGTTGCCGTTGAACTGCATCGTGACCTGGCCCTCAGTCAGGCACACGTTCACGCCAGCCAACGTGGTCGAAGCGATGTCCGCTCCCTCGGAAGGAACCTCAATCAGGTACGAACCCGCAGCGACTCCAGCGAGACCACTCCCAGGGGTCGCCGTCGAGATGACGTACTCACCGTTGAGGTTTCGGAACGCGCCTGTCAGGCCAGTGATTGCGACGGGCTCACCGACCAAAAAGCCCAAGGTTTCGAGCGTCGTCGGAATGACGTTGTCGGGAAGGACCAGGCGAAGAACCCCACCGACTCGCTCGATGTTTGGAACCGCAGGACGGAGCGTCTGGCCCGTGCCGGCCGGACCACCGCACCTGCTCTTGTCGCGGAACTGGAGGATGATCTCGGACGTGATCAACCCCTGCCGCGTGAACGTGCAAATGTCGCCCTGGTGCCACGAGATGAAAGTCCTCGTGGACATGGGGATGTCCACGTAGCTGTTCGGAGGAACCGGTACCGCCCGGGTCCGGTTCTTTTGAATGGTGATCTCGTCGAGGTCGTACAGAGTCACCGACGCCGGATTTGGGCGTCCGTCTGCGTACACGCCCGTGTGTGTACATCGGACGATCAGAACGGCGACGATGTTGCTCATGGCAGGGTCCGAGAAAGGGATGCACGAATCCCTACCTACGCCCTGCTATCGACCGAAAAACGCGGCGCGCCGAGAGCGCTACCCAAGGAAGTCGCGCAGGCGTCCGGCCACACCCTCAGGATCGCTTTTGACCTCGGACTCCCAAATCACGAGGCACTCGAGGCCGACTTCGGCATACGCCTCGATGAGCTCGGACTCGTGCTGCTCAGGCCAAACGCCCGTGAACTGCTCGCTGTGCCAGAAATCTCCGTTCACCTCCACCACTTTGCGGAGATCGCGGAAAGGATGGCCATGTACGGGACCGCGCAACACGAAATCAGGGTTCTTGTGACGCCCGAGGCGGGGGAGCCACCTCCAGAACGTGCGGTTCCCGGTGTACAGAAGACGGGGCTCCATCTCTTGAACCATGCGTTCAGGACCATTCGGTTCTCGGGAACTGCTCTGTGCGTGGAGCATCATCCGAGCGAAGTCCCGGTCCTGCATCGGATGTGTCATGCCATACCGATCCGCCAAATCTTCGAGGGTCTCGGCTTCGGTTCCGTACTCCGGAAATTCGTATCCCACTTTGGCGAGACACTCACGCAGAACCTTCTCCTTTACCCGAGGCCACGCGAACGGGTTGTCGTTGCCCCGGAGAATGGGACGTTTACCTTCTAACGCGGCTTGAACCTGCTCGTAGAGAATGGACCCTTGAGCGAAAGGGCTTATAGCCCCGTAACGCTCCATGTTGGTCTTTTCGGTTTTTGTACGAGTCTCTGGATGTTGTTGAGGGTTCTCAACACCCCACCGTTCCAACATGGTCCGTAGACGACGTGCGCGAGTCACCGCTTCAGCATCCCGAAACATCCAGACGACACACACCTGTCGGTGCCTCTTCATCTGGGTCAACGAGGTGCTCTCGTGCCCACACAAACACGGCTCAGGAGCTTCCGTGTCAGGCCAGCCTTCGCAGATCGCCTTGTGGCGGCTCGTGACCTTGGTGAACACCTCGTCGCAGTGAGGACAGATCTCGTAGTTGCCGGAAACGATCAGCTCTTCTCTCCGGGCCTTTTCGCGCTCTCCCCGAGCACGCGCCAGCTCGGCATACCAAGTCGCGGATTGCAGAAACGAAACAGCCCCGTGACGCTCCAGTGTGGTCTGCTCGGTACGTCGTCGGATCTCAGGAACCTGCTGCGGGTTCTCGGCCCCGTGACGGTCAAGGTTTGTCGCGCGGATCTTCTCCTTGATCTCCTCGGACGCGAAAACATTGTCGGCGCCGTACCGCTCCCGATTCGTGCGTCGCCGTTTCCTCTGCACCTTCTTGGACTTCAGATGATGATCAACCCCGTATTTGCGACGTGCCGTATCCCGCGTCTTCTCCTTGACCTCATCGCTCTGCCCGACGTTGTCGACGCCGTACTTGGCCTGCGTCGTCTTCTTGCGTTTGGCACCTGAAGAACGCGCGACCACTGGAGCTCCAGGGAACCGGCTCTCGTACTCCTTGCGCTTCATCCCGTCGTGAGCGCGCTTGAGATGGTCGCTCAGACGCTTCACTCGGACTTCTGTGCCCTCAGCAGCACAGAGAAGACACCCGACATAGTCCTCGTTCTCAACCTTCTCAGGCGCCCACAAACCGCGACCAAAATGCCTGTCGAAATTGAACTCCGACGGCGGCACACCGATCACCTCATCCCACTTGGAGCACCCATTCGTGTGCTTGGGGACGGCTTTGGGGGATGAGAGCGGTTTTTGGCAGGCCGGACAGCGCAACTCGGTCATTCAAAGAGACTATCGCGTGACCAAAAACAAATCAAAGTTGTTTGTAAGTGCTTGATTTTACTACACAAATGATCGCGGCGAAAGCACACCCCGACCAGTCGCGGGCCCGAAACTAGAGCGGACACCGAAACCGAACTTCGGTTGTTGCAACCCTCGGATGAATTTCACGGTCCGGGATTTGGCCTCTGTCGCTTTATCGAGCTGGCCCTCTGCGTTCTGCTTCAGGCTCTCGTACTTACTCGACTTCTCGAGACTCAACGAGATCCCACCGATGCTGTAGTCGAACTCGTCGTGCACCCAGTTGATGCTCAAAGCGAAGAGCGCGTGCACCGCTGCCGCCCACAAAATGAACGTACGCCACACCGGCTTGCGAGCGCACAGATCGTTGAGTGTACGGATGCCCTCCGTCTCAGGAGGCATCGCGTTGAACCAGTCGAGTCCCATCTCGAGGTAGCAAAGCAGCTCGTGGTCTTCCCAGACGTAGCCGAAGACGCGGTTGTACTTCTTGATCACGCCCTCTTGCTCGGGAGGACGGAAGTGATAGTTGCGGTCCGGGTTGTTGTCCCGGAGCATGATCCGAAGCTTGTCCACCAGGTCCTGCTCACAACTCGAGAGCAGTCGTTGCCCGAACTGGGAGCTCGAGGGCTCAACGATGCAGAACTCTTGGACGACCTCTTGCGGCTCGTCCATCAACGTCTTCCGGAATGTCCACCGGATCCGGTAGTCGCCCGCAGAGACGCCCGGGAACACCATGATGGCGGCGTAGTACTCACCAACCGCAGGGTTCACTGGTACGTGTGCAGGCGGCCCAACCAGAACCTCGACCCCTGGTGGGCCCATGCTCTGGTCTACGAAGTAGAGGGCGTACGAGATCTCAGCCGCATCACAAGGGACACCGAGCTCATCGACCAGGAAGATCTTGAGATCGTTCCTGCCGAGCTCTTGTCCGATATTGAAGCATACAGCCACGCTCTACAACCTCACGTCGCCGAGATCAAAGATGTCGGCGACGGAGATCGGCAGCTTCTCGCCGCTGGAGGTGTCCTTCACCTCAACTTCAGTGTTGTCGCCCGTTTCAGTTTTCACGTTGATATCGGACTCGACTTTGACTTTGACCTCACCGGGATCGGCGGGTTTGCCCTCGTCGAGGATTTTCTTGGACTTGGCGACCCACTCGTCCATGACGTGAATCAGGTCATCGAGGAACTGTGCGTCCGACTGGTCGATGGACTTGTACTGGATCAGGCGAGTGTAGATCTCAGTTTTGCCTTTGAAGGCTGCTTCGATGTCCTTTTTCGTCTGCTCTCCGAGCTCATCTACAGATTCAGAGCTGGTGACGTGAGCATCGAGCTGGGGGAGAACTTCTTTCTCGATCGCCTTGCGCGCCATGGGAGACACAGCCACCAGCGCCGCTTTCTCCCGTTCGGAAGCTACGTGCTGTTGGACCGAATCGTCTCCCTGAATGAGCTGCTCAAGACGCATAGAAGCTATCCCCTGTCCTCGTGGGTGAGGGCCTTCATGACCTTGATCTCATCCGCGTATGTCAGCGCCGCAACCTTACTGGTTCGGTTGTAGTACTGGTCCCGGAGCTCGCGCATGGATGCGTTGTCCGCTTCCTCGAAGAGGAAGTAGACCCGGCCTCCATCTCGTTGCGTGCCCGTCAACTTCACTCCTGCGACCTTCAGGTAGGCGGCGTAGTACAGGTCCGAGGTCCTGTAGCCGTTTCGTTCTTCTGCCATTTCTTCTCTCCGTTCGTTGGTTCTGACCGTCTCCCAGAGGGAGAGGAAGCGGGCGCCGACCAGAATGGGTCGGCGCCCGGAAGTCCGCTAGAGGACGGTTCCCGTCGCGCTGTAGACGGTGACCGCAGCCCCCGTCACGTCGTCGTACGTGAAGTTCGCCGACTTTAGCAGCGAGACGTTCCCGTTCAGGTTCGACACGAGGAACTGCCCGGTGTCGTAGAGCTGCTTGTAGACGCCCTCGACGAAGGCGCCCTGCTGAGCGGCAACCTTGACGCCGCCAGCAGCCAGGTCCGTGCCAGCGTCCACCTGATAGCCAGCACCAGCCATGACACTCAAGAGCTCCGTGAGAACGCCCGTCGATCCACCACCACTGAGGCTCGTGCCAGCCACGACACCCACAAGAGCAGCGTCCACAGCCGCCGCATCGAGCACCATGCCGGCCTGAGCGATGGCGACCAGAGCCGTCGCCGCAGCGTCAGCCTCAGCTCCGGTGAACGGAGCACCGCCAGCAGCACCACCGGTATCGATGTTGCCGAGCAGGTAGGCCGCGAGACCCGACACGTCAGCCGACACGGTGAAGGTCGGGCCAGCACCGACGAGACCGTCAACCGGATCGGCCGGGATGTTGTGCACGTACCCGGTCTGACCGAGGCCAGGCGGGTAGATGTAGTTCTTGCTCGAGGTGTTGGGGTACAGGTCCACCACCTGCAACACCCCGTCAGGGATGTCCATACGACGCATGATGAGGAAAACTTCAGCCATCGTCTTTTCTCCTTACGGGGTGAAGAGGGATCCATCGTCGTTGTAAACAACGACCGCTTCGCCGTTCGGATCACCGGGGACTCCGGCGTACACGAACGAGCTATCAGTGAACTCAGCGAGCTCACCCACCACGAACGACAGCGGAAGACCGTCGTTCAGGAACAGGGCGCGGTTCGAGTTCTCGACGAACCCAGGACCACCAGCCGAACCCACCGGAGGCTGCACGTCCCAA